CCCATCTCCATCAATGCTCTTGTTTGTCTAAAGTTCATAAATCCTGTAATTCCCATTTGGAACGACATATCTATACATACTAACCTTCCACGCTCTGGCATAACCTTCCATGCGTGCCAAACTTTATCTAGATTTTTTACGACTCTATCTAAATCATTATCCAAAAGATACATAGCTTCTTCTTCGCTAATACCATTTGCTTCTAAATTTCTACCTATGCCAATAGTTAATTTATCCTCAGAACATTTATAAGGATAAGTACGCAACCCTTCATGTTTCATTAACATTTGTTTTGCTTTATCTAGCATTTTATTTTGAATGAACACCTTTGACTTTCTCAAATGTTCTAAGTGATGACATCCCAAGTAGGGATAAAAGAATTGTAGTAAGCTGCGAAAAATCAAATTCTAGGGCTTCAAGTTTTAGATCTACACCATTAACAACAGCTATCCAAGTTGCTGTAGGCAATATAATGTAGTGTACGCACAAAGCAATACCGCAAGTATATCCAATGAAAGGTCTCCACCCTGATACAAACCAGTTCCCGTTTTTCGCTTCTTCAGCATTAAGACTAATTTGTGCTTTATCCAGTGATATAAGTTCTTTTTGTAAGTCATGTGATAATTGTTCTTTTAAATCTTTATCTTGGACAAACTTATCCAAGACATTATTTGCTACTTCAGCAATTTTGGTAATACTCATATATTAGTTGTTAAATTAAACCTCTAAGAACCAAGGTAAACATACTAATTAGTATTGTTGTAAGACCAGCTAACAGCCAACCCTTCATACTATTAACTGATGCTTGTAAGTCATCAGTTTTTCTATAGATAGTTTTCCAACGCTCTTGGCAGACCGCATCATGTTTTGCTAGATCAGCAGCGACATCATTTGCAGTCTTACGAGCTGGCATTAGCTTTCTTCCACCACTTCTGCTTCTTCTTCTACTGCATTAATTGCTCTATCAAATGATTCAATACAAAGATTTTTGTACTCATTTGTTATCACATAATCATCATATGATTCTTGCAGTCTAGCTAGTTTTCTACCAGCTACATTAAGTTTTGCAGCTATTGCCATTTGTTCCTCATTCAAATCAGCAGCTCTATACTCAGTATCGTTATAAGTAATGACTACTTGATCCTCTTGTTTTATTGTTTCGTTCTTTTCCATATATAAATTCCTCTCTTGGGTTTGTTATTTATAAAATTATACAATAAAAAATAAATAAAAAATATTATTCAGCCCAAATTGCATCAGTAATTGTTTGTACTAATTCATCTTCACCTGAAATGTCATCACCTTTTTTAAAGTGTAAAACTTTATTTGCTGTTACAGGTAACTGTTCATCATCAGGATCATCAAACACATCATTGTAAACTACCATTAAAGTAGGGTATGTTGCTTCACCCTCTTCTACTGGTGTTACTGCTGGATATGTTTCAACCCTTTGTACTGTTCTTGTTAATGTTATTGCCATTTCTATTCTCCTATATAAGTCATTAATTGGTCAGATTCAACAATATGTGAATCCATTTTATTTTGTGTTGATTCCATATCAACTTCACCATCATCATTTAAAATGCATGGCACTTCATATACAGCTCCATTATCTTTTGTAGCTACATAAAACTTTATAAAATTATCTGCTTCCCTTTCTACTGTTGTGTACTTCATGGTTTAAATACCAAAGTTGTATAAGTGTATAAACTTGTTTTAGTAAAAATACCATTTTCACCACCAATAGTATCGTCCATATTCCATGTACGAGTTGCTGAGTTAGGTGCGGAATAAGTTAGGTCTGCACGATTTCTAGTGTAATCAGGATCACCATCTGTATATTGTTTTCCTAAATATATTTCTACACTTGTCCAACCTGCATTGCCTGTTGGCGTGCCTGAACCATCAAGAATATAAAATATAGTATCACCATTACCTACATGATAAAAAGCCCAATTAGGATTAGTGCTGTATAAATCACAACTTGTATCAGTTGCAGAACCCCATGTAGTAGCTGGTACAGGCATACTTCCATACCCATTGAAAGTAAATCCAAACACTGTAGCAGTACCATTAGTTATAGTTACTATCCAGTAAGGCGTTGTTTTACCATAGAAATCAGAAATAGATATACTGCCTGAAGATACACCAGCTAAATCTCTTAATGTTGTTTCGTTAAGATTTGATTGTGCTGTTGGAGATCTTCCAACTTCTAAATTAATTGACCTACCAACTGTACTTCCACCAATAGATAAAGTTCCACTACTTTCAAGAGTCATTATCCAACCTCTGCTTTAGTTCATCTATTTCAGACTTCAACTCTTTAACAGTTTCAATTAAATATCCAACTAAGTTGCCATAAGCTACTGACTTAGTTCCCATTTCATCATCTGCTGTTAATACAAGTTCAGGTGCTATTTCTTCTACTTCTTGAGCTATAACACCGCTACCTTTAACACCATCTTTAATAAAGCTAACACCTCTCATTTGTAATGCTTTTTTACTGTCTAAGGTTTCTATGTTTTCTTTTAATCTTTCATCTGAATAAGCTGTTACATTGCCTGCAAAGGTAGCGTTGCCTGAATTATCTAAAGTAAGTTTAGTAGCACCATCATTAGTTCTAAAGAAAACAGAACTAGAATTACCATAAGTGTTATAAATATTTCCAGTTGACCTTATATCAAAATTTCCTGTTCCATAAATATCACCTACTAAAGATAAGTTACCTATATTAGTTAAGTTTCTTGATGAATCTATTACTGTAGTGTTTGAAGCCCCCATATCAACAGTGCCACTTGCACTTATCCTAAAAGCGTTTTGTGATGAGCCATTAGTTCTAAAATTAATATCTCTACTTGTTGCAGCAGCTATATAAATACCATCATTACCAGTGTTATGTGCAAAAATTCTATTTACACCATTACCAGTTCCACTAAATCCTAATGTTACATATCTACCGCTACCACTTGTTCCATAAGTGCCATCATTACCTATTGTTACATCATTACCTACATCAAACTTTTTAGATAAAGTTCCGCTAGCATCTATGCGGAGTCTTTCTGTACCGCCAGTTTCAAAAATACTTTCATTAGAGCGTAATCTAAAATTTCTAAAACCATCATTAGCTACAGTAGTTGAAAGAATTTGTATTTCTCCTGATACAGAATCAGGGTCAACACGCCAGTTTCCTTGCGTTCCTTTTACATTGAGCTTACTAAGTGGATTATCAGTTCCAATTCCAACACCTGAAGATTGAATACGCATCAATTCAGTTTCATTATTAAGTCTAAAGTGTGTAGTATTACTATCTAAATATAAAGCAGTTACAGCATTTATTTGACCTGAAGATGGAAGCGTTATGTCGCCTGAACTAGTTATACTACCAACATTAGCTGTACCTGAAAGGTAAAGGTTTCTAAATTTTGCTAAAGAACCACCCAAATCTTTAGTACCATTTGAACTATTACCTGAACTATCTGCTGGTACAACATTTGTGCCTAAAAGTCGTAATCCCATACCATCTTGACCAGCTATATAAAGATGTCCGCCATTAGCACCAATACTTCCAACTGTTGTGCCGTCTTTTCTAAATTGGGCAATATCTCCATCTGATGATTTTCTATTTAAGAAAACACAAGCATCACCACTCACAGTTGCTACTAATTCTCCAGTTGATTTTAATTCTGCTCCAACAGTTGCAATCCCTGTAGCAGTCTTACCCACCAACAAGTTGCCCGAAGAATCAAGAGTCATCCTTTGACTACCGCCTGAAGATCCAGTAGAAAACTTAATAACGCCTGAAGCAGAATCAGACATAATGTTTATGTTGGTATTTGAATAAAAAGCACCTTCTCCTGCACCTATAGCTCCATATGTTGAATGTGATGAGCCATACATAAACATACCATTAATAGCACCTGAATTATTTTCAGTCCAAACAGAAGATTGACTACCTGCTCCTGTAGACTCTACTCTTAAAGCTAAATTACCACTATCTAAAATTTGTACTTTATCTGTAGGATTATCGCTGCCAATTCCAACTTTGCCACCATTAAAGTAAGAACTTCCATTTGCTTGAATATCAACCTTTGTGGTTGTATCTGAAAGCATTTTTAATCTAGCATCATTACTGGCATTGGTTGTTAATTGAAATGTATTTTTACCAGCAGTATTAGGAGATATATATATTTCGCCATTTACATCTAACTTAGCACTAGGATTACAACCAATTCCAACATTACCTGTGCTAGAAGAAATTACCATCCTCTGCGTATCACCATTCCCACCATCAGCACCAAATGCAAGACCGCCATTAATAAACATAGAACCAGCAGCAGAGCCTGTTCTAAATAACTGAATGGTTGTTCCTGCTTGTGTAGTATCTTTTAAAGACAATTTATATGAAGGATTATTATTTCCAATTCCAACTCGTCCTAAAGAATTAATGGTTAGCTTATTAGAATTACCTGCTCTTAAATTTAAAGTATCATCGTTATTGTTATAATTAATACCACCAAAATTAGTATCACCACTATCACCAAAATCTAAAAAAGCTATATGTGAAGTACCTGCTTGTATATTCATGCCTGTATTTGCAGAACCTATTATAGATAAATTTTCAGAAGGACTACCACCAATTCCAACTCTACCTGAAGAATCAATACGCACTTTTTCATCATCCGCAGTATGAATCGCCATATAATCACCATTATGGTCATACCTAATTTGCCCTTGTGATTCTGCTGAACCTGAAGTTCCATCAGCAAAAAATATTCTTCCATCTGAAGAAGTACCTGATACTATTGTCATACCAGTATCAGCTGAACTAGCTATAACTAAATTATCGGCTAAAGGATGATAACTTGAAGGATTATCAGTACCAATTCCAACTCGTCCTGAAGAGTCAATACGCATTCTTTCTTCACCTGCATCATAATCAAATACAGCAAACTGTCCATCTACAGAAGAATACCAACCATATTTTCTACCCCCTGTACCAGTAGAATCTACTAATATTCTTGCTGTAGTAGCATTAGAAACTTCTAGCGTTGTTACATTTGATGTTGCTGTTGGTGTGCATCCAATTCCAACATTACCAGCATTATCTATTCTTACTTTTTCTGCTACAGTTCCGTTATTATTTGTATGGAAAGCAAGACCACCATAGTTAGTGCCTATATTAACTCCGTACATAGCACCATGTACTTCTTCAGCTTGTAGTTTTACACCTGCAACAGAACCAGTATTACCTACTAATGTTAATGTATCTATAGAGGAAGTATTAGTTATTTGAGCAGTACCAGCTACTGTAAGACCATCTGTTACTGCTGTACCTGTTACGTCTATGCCTGTTGAGTCAATGGTCATTCTATCGCCAGTTCCACCCTGCGTAAATCTTATGCCATCAGTTGAAGCGTTAGGTCTAATCAAAAAACCATTTGTTTGTCCTGACCTGTTAAATTGAACACCATCATTTCCTATAATATGAAGTGGTGCATCAGGACTACTAGTTCCAATTCCAAGCGATTCAGCACTTGCATCCCAAAAGAACTTAACAGTTGAGCCTGTGTCTTCATAGAAGGAGATGTCTCCTCCAGCTGAAATATTTTGCCTTATAATTCCTCCAGTATGAAATTGCATACTTTCACCGCTAGTGCCACCACCTGTATCAGCTTTTAAAACAAGTGAGCCACTAGCACCACCTACTGATGCTATAAGGTTATTGTCAGTATCTTTAAATTCTAATGTTGGGGTTGCATCTTGGATAATAGCATCACCATCAACAGTCAAACCATCAGCAGTTACTGTACCTGTTACGTCTATGCCTGTTGAGGTTGTGGCTAGTTTTGGACTACCTGCATAACTTAACTGAACTTCGCCTGAAGAATCTGTTACTTTTATAGAAGTTCTTGGGCTTGTATTTCTTTGTATTAAGAAATTATCAGAAGAACGTAATACAGTATTTGAGCCATCATTAAATATTTGAAACTCTCCAGCTCCACCCATTTGAATGTACTCATTGCTTCCAAGTGTCAAACCATCAGCAGTTATAACACCACTAGAGATAGTTCCTATATTTGTAAGGTTTCTTGAATTATCTACAACAGTGGTTGAATCTATTTTTAATACATTACCGCTTACATTATTAGCAGTTACGCCTGAAGCATTGATATTGCCAGTCATTTGAATGTTAGCACCGCTTAATGTACTACCATCATAAGTAAGACCTGATTCAGCGTTTAAGGTATTTGCTGTACCACTACCAGTTATGATTCTATTATCAGCGTTGTTGTTAATAGTTGTGCTGGTTACACCTGTTAAATTAGATCCATCACCATAAAATGCTGTAGCAGTTACATTGCCACTAAAAGTTGCATTTTGTGAAGAATTGATGGTTAATCCATCTGAGCCATTTGTTTTTAAAATTACAGCTCCTGCATCTACAGCTTCAACAAATAGATTGCCTGTTCCTCTATGTGCAATTACTGAAGCAGTATTAGCACCACCATTATATCTAATAAATCTAAGACCATAATCTGTGTAAGTAGTATCACTAACTAAATCTATATAGGCATTATGATTAGCTAATGTGTTAGTGCCAATTTCTATTCTTGTATCATTAGTACCATCAGAAGGTATGTTTAATGCATCACTATTAATTGTTCCAACAGTTATATTAGGCGTACCTGATAAACCTGTTGCAGTTATGCCAAGTGCATTAATTTCAGATTGAGTTTGGTCTGTAGTAGCACCTGTTTCTATGCCATCTAATTTGCTTCCATCAGTTGCTATATCTCTACCATCAACTGTTCCTGTAACGCCTATGTTTCCTGTTACATTGACTGGATGCGAAAAATTAAAACTATCATTGCTTGTATTCCAAGTTAAAGTAGCATCATTACCAGCACTTACGGCATCTTGAATAGTAATACCTGCTCCATTAGCTGAAGCAGAAGAATCTCCTGATGAATAATTAATAGTTATGTTGTTATCTTCAACATTAAGATTTGCTGTATCAATAGTTGTAGTAGTTCCTTGAACTGTAAGATCACCACCGACTATTAAGTTATTAGAAAATGTATGATTGCCTGAAATGTTAGAATCTAGGTTTAAAGTAACCGCACCTGCTGTGCCACCACCATTTAAATTAGTTCCAGCATAAACAGCAGTAATATCTCCTTCACCTGTATCAGCAGCATCACCATTACTAATATAAAAAGATACACCTGATATATTTAATGAGCGTGCTGCTGTGCTAGTGGTACTATTGGCACCAAAAGTTGAACCACCTGCACCATCTATTTCTATAAAGAAATAATGGTCTATTCCGCTTGTTGAACCAGCGTATGAAGCTGTGCTTGATATAGAAAATTCAAAATTATCATCAATAGCGTCTCCACTTAGGTTTTGTGTTACCCATTCATAAAAAGTAAATCCTGTTTCTACTTGCTGACTTTCTTGTATTTTGTATTGTGTTGATGTGGGTGTGCCAGTATCAATTCTATCTACACCAGCAGTCCAACTACTTCCTAAAGTAGCTAATTCATTTGCACTACTTAAATCAGAATTTAATGAGTGCATTAATCTCATTCTTACTTTAGTAGGTATTCTACTTTTTGAATAAGAAGATGATTGAGGACTCCAACCAACCATAAAGGCTGATTTAATAGCTTTAACAGTTACGTTTTGTGTTGATGTTAGTGTTATTTTTTGTGCTTCAGTATTACTGGCTAATGGTTTTGTATAGTCTGATATAGCTGTACCTAAATCTGCTGCAATTTCTGAAAAAGCATTATTAGTAAAACCTGTATCTTTATCAAATATCTTTGTTACACCATCGCTTAAAAATAAGTCTAGTTTTATTATTTCAACTGTACCATCTGATTTAACTCTAAAAGGTGCTTCAGTAGGTGTTTCTGAACCTGCTGTTAATGTGTATAAAGCGTTAGAACTAGCATCAATTTTTACAGTTCTAGTTGAAGAACCTGAACTAAATGATTGGTTACTTTTTATTGTTCCAGATAGTGTTGCTGATTGTGCTGTTAATGAGCCTGCAAGATTTACACTAAATGGTGCATCTGCAAAGGCATTAGCTCCAAGATGTATACCATCTGCTGTAGATAAGGATATCTTGGATGTACCTGAACCAGCAGTTAAAGAAGTGTCACCAACTGTAAAACCACCTATAGAACCTGTTGTTGCACTTATCTCCCCTGCTATATCTAAATCAGTTCCATCAAATTTTAAATAATTACTGCTTGAGCCAATGTTAAATTTAGGTGTACCACCATCATTACCTAACCAAAAACCTGTAGCTGTTGATGTGTAACCAGTTTTAGTTTGCCTAACAGCCATACCTGATTCTTGACCAAGATTAAGCTCACCAGTGTTTATTTTTGCAGCACTTAATGTATCAATCTTTACATTAGTTACAGAACCATCTTGTAAATCATCTGTAGCTGTTGGTGCATCTCCTACATTAAAAGTTTTTGTTTCTGCATCTGATTCAACACCTAAAGAATTAAGAGCTGTAATGCTTGCAATATAACCATTTGCTTTTGGTATAAAACTTAGATCAACATTATTTATATCTACTATTTTATTTAATACTTGATTGCTTGAACTATCTACAACATTGACTCTCCATTGATGATAAGGATAATCAGTTGGTAAATCCCAAGCTAAAAAAGGTCTATTAGTTGAACTAGCATCAGTATCAGTGAATGTAATATTTGTTGGTTTCTTTACATTATATGCAGAAGGTATATCAGATAATTCTTCAAACTCCTCTTGCGGTGGAACTTCCCATGTATAGACATCAAAGTATTCTATTAAGCTAACTGCAACTAAACCATTAGACTGTAATTCTAGTGCTTCAACCCTACAAACTTTTCCTGAAAATCCTAATGGCGTATAAGTCAGGCTAACAATATCACCAACATTAAGTTTATACATCTCAGGAGTACCTAAGAACTGCATAGTGGTTTGGTTTCTACTTCTAGTAAGAATTGCCTTACCCATGTTGTAAGCAATATAAGGATCAGTTACATAAGGAAATTCAGCTTTAATTTCAAGTATTTCACCATCATCTGAATAATATTCAGGAGATGCATCATGTAATACTGTTGCTGTATCTAATTCGTATTTTTTATTAGCGTTAAAATATTCAACAATAACTTTATTTGCTTTTTTATCTTTATTGCCATAATCAACTGATATACCTGAATCAGATATAATATGGTCGTCTGTAATGCTAAATGTAGATGATCCTGTATCTTCTATTGATAATTCATATTTACCATCAATATAAAGAAAAATACCACGCATATTTGCCAGCAATTCTTTTGCATTTTCCATAACAGTTTTATTGCCATCAACATAACCATTACAATGAAATCTTCTAACTTTTGCTAAAGCAGAACCATCTGTTTGATTGGAGTATGTGCTAGTCAAAGTATCGTTAAAATAAATCAATAATCTAACACCCTGATTAGGGTAATGCGTCCTTTCAACAGCAGTAATTTGTACCTCAGTACCATCTAAAACCAAAGTGCTATCAGAAGCAGTTAAATAAAATGCTTCACCTACTTTGTTTTGCCACCAACGCAATCCACCTGCACCTGAAGGATCAACTACAATAAAGTTATCACCTGATGTACCACTCCAAACAAATGTTTTAGCTACGCCATTGTAATAAGGCTGATTCACCAAAGCATCTGCTTTATTAGCAGCAGCAGTAAATGTTGATAAATTAAGTTGTGATGATGCTAAACCCTTACCAAATTGGTCATTGAGAATAAAATCTTGAAATATAATTGCTGGGTTATCTGAATAACCATAAGTAGAAACATCTGCTATTCTTTGGCTACCACTTCCACCATTTGTACTATCTTGTCTTTGGTCATATACCTTTTTACCTCTAACTTGAACTGTAATTTGCGGAACACCTGAAAATTGTCCTTTACTATCATAGATAAAAGAAGCTGCAATATAAGCTACCCCATTTAATTGATGTGCTGTAGTCCAGCTACTTCCAATAGATGCTCTAAGCATAGGATCTGCTGATTGAGATGCTTCACCATGATGGGCATTAAATACATATCTATAACCACCTAATGCTGGGTTAGTACCAAAAGTACCACCAGCTAAATCTACTGAACCTGAGGTTTGGTTTGCTGTACATAAAGAACCTGAACCTGAACTAATTTTATCCGAACCTAAATAACCACCATTTCTAAATTGATTGGGATCAGTTAAAGGGTTTCCGTCTATTTCTAATGTTCTTAAAAGAATTTCATCAACCTCACCAACACTTAATGCATAGACAACAAACAAGTTTTGTGAAGAATTATTGGCTGTATCCATGTAAACAATCTGAGCACCAACCCTTCTTGTTCCATAGATAATTGGTAACTTGCCACCAGCAGCAACTTTGTTAGCCATAATGTCTTGCCCTTTTGCAAGCATATTTCGTTGTTGTAAAAAACCCTTTACACCTGTTATTGCTGTTACTGCTGTAAATACATAATTTATTTTTTGTAAAATAGATGCCTTGCCCCATGCTTCTCCAACAGCAGCAAAAAATTGTACTATTTTATCCCAAACCATTATGAACCCCACCTAACATCTGATTTAACTTGTGTAGCAAATTCAAAACCTCTATCACCTGTACTAAATGCTTGTTGCGATTCGTCTGAATAATGCCTGCCTTTTGTTAGATTCCAGTTTGCCCAGTGTGAAGCAACTGTCATACTAAGAACAGATTGGTTGATGTCTTCTGATATGGTTACATTTCTTATTTGACCTGTAAAATAATTTATAGCACCAACAATAATTTCATTTACATCAAAGTAAGCTATGTATATGTCTACTGTTTTATCAGTAAATGCACCATCTTGAACCAACGATCTAACTTGATCTGTAATATTAGAAAAACCTAAATCAATTTCATCTACTTGTAATTGACCTGTCTCTGTTGTTGAGCCAACAGTTAAAAAAGAACCACCAGCTTGGTAAGTATTAGAATCATAAGTTACATCAGAATACCAATCAGTTAATCTAATCGTTGACGATAAATTAAGCTCAACTAGAAAAGCTGTTTTAGTTGTTTGTGATGATACTTGGGTTTGTAAAGCAGTAGATAAACTTCTAGGCATTAGGTTATAACCTCTCTAACATCAAATGAAATGCTATAAAAACCACTAGCATCTGTTGAATACATAATCTCGTTATTTTCAAGATAGACTTTAAATCTAGGTTTGTTTACAACTACTGCTTCATTATTTGCTAGAGATGTTACAAGATTTGGGGATATCATTAATTGCAAAGAACCATCGGCGTTAGAATCTATGTTGTTTTGCACCATATAAACTTTGCTATGACCGTTAAACCTTACTAGATCACCTGCTTTTAATGCATTAGCTTGACTTGCTGCGAAACCATCTAAATCAATAGATGCATCTCCTGCAACATGAGAACCTACTACTTGTATGTCTGATTCTGCTTTACCAGCACCTAAATTATCTAGTGGTGCGCCTATAGTAAAGTCTCCTGATGATCCTTTTTGTTTTTGTAAAAATGCAAATATTTCTTGAGCCTTATCTTGTTGTAAGGGTGGCATTTGCACTGTAAAAGAAAAATATTGACTACCTATTTGCCTGACTTGCCTTCTTCCTGACAAGGATTGATTTAATAAAGTAGGTCTATTATCTTTAAAATTTAAACTTCTAAAATTTGGGTTGGTTGTGAAATCAGCTACGTCAGCCATTAGACTACTCCCATTTTGCCTTGATTATTCATGGCATTGTTTATGATTGATGTTATCAATCCTTTTCTTGATGCTAGTAACTGGTCAAATCCAGCAGCATCTACTGTTGATATATTAAAGTTGACTGTAGGAGCTGATTGCATACCTTGTCCTTTGGTGTGGTCAATAACAGTTTCATTAGGATGTAGTATTGCTGGAAATCCACCCTTGCCATCTACACCACCTGCTCTTGCACCCATACCTGTATAGCCACCACCTGAAAAGCTATCAAACAAAGTATCATTATCTGTTAATTTGTTGTACTCCATTACGCCTTTTATATCTTTAAAACTTTGACCCATAGAACCAAACATTCTGTCTATAATTAATTTTTGTACAGCTATTCTTATTAACTCCCTTACCACAGAAGTTGCATAATCTTTAAATGATGCCTTTCCTTTTTCTAGGAAATCCATAGTTAATTGAGTAACACCATCATAAGATTTTTTAAACACACCCTGCATTTCTTCTTGCATGGTTTTAATGTTAGTAAAGAAATCTTTGTAGCCTTTTTCAGCATCCATTAAGAATTGTTCTAGTGCTGTTAATTGTGTAAATCCAGTACCCTGCTCTCCTTGTTGATCTTCAGGTTTTCCAAATATAAAATCCATAAGGCTAGGTACTTCATAGTCTGTATCTCCCACAACTCTATCTCTAATTCTTTTTCTTGCTTCTGCTATTTTTTCAACAGACTCATTAATATCTCCTCCTATAGCATCAGTATCTATAAGTTTAATTTTATCAATACCAAGCCTTTCAGCTACTTTTGGCATTTTATCTATAGCACTATTAAACAATCCTAATATTAAATTAAGACCTTTTGCTAAAGATTTTATTACAGCAAAACCAGTTAATTCTTTTATTCCTTGCTTCAATGTTTCAAAAGCAATTAAACCCTTATCAATAAAATTAGGAATTGTTACATCAAATACTTCTCTAAAATCATTATATATTTCTTGTCTAAAAACATAGGCTGCCATTATTAACGTACTAAATGCAGTTAATAATAAACCAAAAGGATTTGCTATTATTGCCTTACTCATAGCTTTTATAGCCAAAGTAACCCCACCTATAGCGGGTATTAACAAAGCATCTAAGTTTTGTGCAACAAAATTAATTCCACTAGCTAGTTTTGAAAATCCTTGAGTAGATTCCTGTATATCACCAATCATAAATTGAAAATTATTTCTGAGAGCAACACCTGCTTGTCCCAATGTCATAGGCATGTCTTTAATCAACTCATTGGTTTCATCAATACCTGCAATAAGAATTGGCATTACAGTTTCTGCTGTTAGCTTACCAGCATGACCAAACTCTCTAAGCTCACCAACTGTCATGTTAAGACCATCGGCTAACATCTTAGTAAGAATTGTGTTGTTTTCCATTACTGATCTAAGCTCATCACCCCTTAAAGCACCTGAAGCTAAACCCTGTGCTAACTGTCTTGCAGAGTTATTTGCCTCTTGAGCATGGGAACCAGCAATAATAAAAGTATTTGCTACCATTTGTGTAGCATCAGCAACATCTTTTTGAGTTGCTCCTAAATGCTCTGTAGCTAAAGAAAGTCTTGTAAATAACATAGCAACAGCATCAAAATCAGACCTTGAATCTAATGCTATTCTCTTCATATGATTCATAGCAGCAGCAGTTTCTTCAGCACTTCCAGTAAATGCATCCATTCTGTTTTTAACGCCAATCATTACGTTGGCAGCTTCTACTAATTCTCTTACAGAAAAAGCAGCAGCTAATGTTTGTCCTAATTGACTTACAACATTATTTACACCACCAATATCTTTTTTGAATCTATTTAAGGCAGCAGCAGACTTATTACTAGCTAATAATTCAATTCTAAATGCTTGTTTACCTAGAGCTGCCATTCTTTTCTTCCTTTATTTCAAGATAAGCTAACCATCCTTGAAACTCCTCAACTGTCATTTGCTCAATTTCAGCTAAAGTTTTGTTTAGTTTTTCAGCTAGTGCATATTTTATGTATAGCTGCTTATCTTCTGTTACTTTTTTTTAACTTCTTCCTGCGAAACATTGTTCATCATTTCGCTTGATACTCTAATTAATACATCTCTATCAACCCTCTCCAATAAGGTTTTCTTATCAGCGATAGTAAATAACTTTTCTCCAGCTTCATCTAATGCTTTATAAATTAAAACATAAGCTAAAAGCTGTACGTCATCATCTTGAGCTAGTTTCATAAATTTAGAAGTCTCTGAAAGAGTTATTGGTTTACAATAAATCTTTAACGGATTATGTTCATCATCACCCCATTCAGCGACTTCTATAATTTTAGTTTCTAAGCTATCAAAATGCTTCTTTGCGTTATCTATAACTGACATAGTTCTATGCTGTTGCTAGTGTCAAAGCACCTGTTCCTTGAACAGAAATACTAGCTTCAACCAAACCATCAAATGATGCACTTCTTGTAACACCTGTAACAATAGCTGTACCTGTATAGTATTTTGCAGAACTAGCTGTACCTTCTGGATAGAATTTAATTACTACGCTTGTACCAACAGTTAAAGCTATTTGAGCAGTATCTACTTCATCCCAATAAACATCTAAACTTCCTGAGAAGGATGTTAATGATGCTAAATGTGTTCTAGCGGTATCACCCATAGATGTCGTTTCAAGAGTATCAGCAGTCTCTTCAACAGAATAAGACCTAATTTCAGCTACAGCATCAGTACCAACATGGACTGTACCTTCACTTCCTTTATGTATCGCCATTTTCTTTTACCTCGTTTTTATTTTTTTTTGAAGAAGATTTAACTTTATCTTGCGAATGGACTGCTTCTTCTTTCCAACCCATATTCAAAAATGACTCAACCTTTGAGGGGTGAGCATCTATAGAAATATTGCCATTTGGACTAATCATTTTCATAATTGTCTCCTATTAAACTGCCACATCAGGATTGGTTTCCTTGACATAGTAGTTGGTTAAAAATGTAAGGGTTACAGAACCTACTGGTTGTTCTCCCTCGCCTGTAAAATCAATTTCTGTACTTTCAATGTATGTATCTTTTGCAAGACCACCTAAAGTTCTATCTGCTGCAATAGCTTCTTCTACTTCCAAACTTATTTGATCTATAACATCATCAAAATTACTAACAGCTTTACAATATCCTTCTACAACTACAGATAAATCTCTGCTCATTACTCTATTAGTACCTATAACAATAGGCTCAGAAGTTTCTGATTTTGTATAGATAGCTAATGCTGGTAATGCGTTATCTTGTAAGGTATAAACTCTTGATTCAAAGACGTTTGTACCTGTTGTACTAAGATTATTTAAAGTCGTACCAAAATATTCTCTTATGCTTTTTCTTACATGAGCCATTATTGAACCTCTAACAATAATGAAGTCATACCAGTGTTATCGTTTTCAAAATTTATAACTTTGTAATTAGTAGCAGCTTTTATTGTTGTTCCGTCTAAGCTCTTAATAACTGAAGCTGCGATGGTATCGCCAAATGCAATATTTGGTATATCACTTGTTTTAGCCATGGCTACAGGTTGATAACCTTGCACTGGTAATCCTCCAGTATCTATGTCTACATATTCTTGATTTAAAATTACATTGATAGATGATGCAGATCCGCCAGTAGGTGTATAAGTAACCTTTTCACCAGCACCACCATGATCTGCATTTATAAAAGCATCAAAATCTCTATCGAATTCCATTGCCATAATTACTTCTTAGCTCTAGTTTTAGGAGCTTTTACTTCTGAAGTTTTTAAACCAACACTTCTGTCAGCTTTTTTTGATTGAGTTTTTTTTGTAGTTTCTTCGGCTTTAAAATAACCAACTAATTGATTGCCAACATCTACATCTAGTTCAACTATGTCTCCAGCAGAAACTCTTTTACCTGC